TTAATCCAATCCGTTCGGATCATAATATTCAAAAAGTTCACCACAAATTTTACACTTACATTTACGAGCTATTACAATATTATGTAATGAGTTTACAGAATGAGTTTCCTCAATCGTGCGTAAATGCTGTTTACATTTATGCTGTGGAATAATTTCAGATTTTACAAACTCATTAAAGAGCAGCTGTAAATCGTTGTTTGAATATGTCATCTTATCTCCTTTAGTTTAATGAATACTTAATAGGGCGCACTACCCCCAAAAAACAGTTTTGCCCCGTAGCTACTGCACAAAACGATTTACTGAGTGAAGGCAAGTTGAAAAGTAATGCCGAGAGTGGAACGGTGGTATTATCTTTTTGACTTGCCCGTGTTAAGTAAGAATGAGAATAATGGTTTTATGAAAAGGGAAGGTTAAGACGGCAAACGTATATTGTGAAAAGGGGCAAAACTATTTGAAAGGTGGAACACACAGCTAAAGAAAAAAAATGCCTGTGGAACGAATATCAAAAAGTGCAAATTTTGCAATGAGTGGAACAGGTATTTTTTGGATTGAAGGTTAAAGGGTTGGCGGTAGCAAATCCTTTTAACGCCAAAACAGATTGAAAAAAATTAGCCTGTGTAGCGACATCAAGTGCGAAACTTGCCAAAATAAAAATTATAACTGCGAGCACTTTTAGTTGCGGAACAGGTTTATTTTTTTATGTGATATAGTAATTTTTGATATGTTGTTAGAAAGAAGACCTCCCCCAAGCTTCAATTTAACAACAGGCCCTGATGCTTCGGTATCAGGGTTTCTTTTTTTTCTCCCTGCCACAATCACCTTTACCAGTGAAGTTAATTGGTTTTGGATTTTCTTTGATATGATTGGCTTTGATCATTTCTTTGATAATAAAATTGAAATGCCGTTTATCATCAAAGCAATAACCACAAGGGCAGTTGAGTTCTTCTAACTGTTTTAATCTAAAAATAATATCCGCATAAAGATATATCCAATAATCTTTATCATTTGCTGCTATTGATCTATTGAATAGACGAGATTTAAAGTTTTTCTTTTCCATACTATACAAATGTATGGTAATTTTTAATAAAATGATAATTGCTTGAACCAATAAAAATAGTAGTTGGCAAAATTAACTAATGCTTTTATCAATAATATTTATAATTTTAATTATGCAATTAGTTGCATTACTACAGTTTTAACTTTTTGTACATTATTACAAGTTTAAAAGTCCACCAGCAATGGAAAACACAAAGCACTAAGGATTTATGGTCTAGCGAAGATTTTTTTAATTTGCCAATACAATTACTGAGGATTGTCTGAACAGGATATTGAGAAAATATAATAAAGAGGATAGGTTAAGATTGATCAGGGCTTGTTTAGGTAAAGATCAATTTTATACTTTTGATGACAAATTTAATATTGACCTGATTGCACTATACACTAATAATGTTATTGAGACGCTTGGGAATTATTCCTTTGCTAACCCTATTAGGTCTATAGATGATTCTTTAATCTATTTTAAACCGATGAAAGACCATATAAATAGAGAGGGTAGAGTTTATAGTGAAATAAAATATGCAACGCACTTCATTACTATGGGAAAAAATTTACGAAAGTTTGACTATTCAAAGTACCGTGAATTGCCTAATCTCCTTGATAGTATTTTAAATGCTGAATGGAAAATAGACATTGCAGAAGATGGTATTAACAAGCGACATATTGTAAAACCAACTAAAATAAATAGGAACATGGTGGTTGTTTGTTATGCAAATCCGACTGCCCAAAATTATTATAGGGTTGTTACTATTTTACCACATAGGAGAGATAATCGTATTTTAAAATGAAAACCCCCATATCACTATGGGGGCAAAGCCACACGTACTTAGCGACTCCACACTAAATACGTCATCTAAAAACATAAAACTGAAGTCATTCGTTTTTAGACTCACCGTAAAAATACAAATTATTTGAAAAATGTCAAGTACATTTGTAATAAAAATGCTTGACACTTGAATATAATCGTTGATTTTTTGAAGAATTTTAACCTTTAAAGCAAAAAATATAATTTAGAACACTAATAAGTAACTAATTAAAATGTATGCCAAGTATAAAACGAGGTGCTTATGCCAGATCGTACGGATACGCAATATTTGGAGAAATTGCAAATACATTAAGAGGCATTAAGCTTGTTATACAAGACTTAAAAAGCACAGTTGAAGCACTTCACGAAATTTTGATTGATAGATACAGGAATGTTGAACTTTTTACATCTGATACAAGAGATTTTTTGGAAAAAATAGAAGCCAAACGATAGTTTTATTTTTTAACCCCTCTATTGCTTTTAGCAAAAGTGTAAAAGACTCTTTAAAGCTTTTATCTTTTAATAGATTAATGATGTCTTGAATAAGTTCAGAGTTTACCATAATCTAGCCATATTGATTTTTTTGTAAATATTTTTTTTACTTGATGCCTGAAAAGGTAGGTTAGGACACTACATATAGACTGAGACCAATAAAAATTACTGTATCACGAATTTAATTGTTAGATAATAGATATGGATAGCCACTATTTTTTGTTGAATCTATTGCCCAGGTGTTTGTGAAATCCCAACCGATAAAAGTGTTTATGACTTTGAGTTGTGCACTTGTGCGTGGTGCGGGGTACTGTGATGCTGAATATCTTACGGAGCCGTAAACTGTGTTTGGTTCTGCGAAGTTTGTAATATCACAAAAGTTTAATGTGCTATCGATGGCTTGAGCTGTTGTTGTTGAATTATCTTCGGAATAAAATCCACCACTTTGATTTGCACCGAGGCATTCATTATTAGCTGCATAATTTTCTTGAAATGTATGAATGTTATTTACACTTGTGTAACCGAAAATACCACCCCAACCCCAAGGAAAATTATTAGGACTACCGCCGTTTCCAAAATCAGCTTTGTTTGAATGTGAGTAATTATATCTGAAAGTTGAAGCCGGAGAAGATATTATGCCAATCAAACCACCGCCAACATTTGTTCTAATTGTGTAGCCGACCCTTGAATAAAAATAGTTGTTACGAGAAATATTGTACTCAAATTGATAAGCGTAACTACCGCCTAAGTATCCAACTATACCACCGATGGCGTGACCTGAATTAGGCGTAATCCCCGAAGCAAAAATTAGTGAGTCATTTTCAACTAAACAATTTTTAATAAGGCTGGAATTATTTGGTGAACCGGTTTCAAATCTGCCAACCAAAAAACCATAATAAGATTGACTTGGATAAGAAGATGGATTACCTGAAAAATTAAGTGTTGAATTTCTGATTGTGATATTTGTGAGCCTTGTGCTGCTGTTATAGGATATATGAGCAATTAAAATTGAGCCGCACGTATATGTGCCACTTTGATTAACAGAAGATGAAAGATGAATTTTGAATCCATCAATAATTAAATCTTTAATGATAACAATACCGTTACTTCCTCTGCCCATAAACATACCGAGGGAAGTTGCGGATGAAGAAGATGAATAAACAGATAATGTTTGTTTCATACCTGAAAGAATGTGGTTTTTACCATCTAAAGAAAATGTACCTGAATTGGCATCATAAGGTATTGGAACAAATTCGGAGATTGATGATAAATCGATATTGTTTGCGAGTTCATAGTATTTATTGTTTAATCCGAGATAACGAATGCTATCGACATCCTGAGCATCATAGAGGACGTATGGATCGATTGAAGTGCCGTTACCTGTAATGTGTTTTGGTGCGTTGTTCTTTGTGCGTAGACCAAGCGCTGTGTGTTTGTATGGCTGGATAGAATGAATGGTTGGACTGGTTAATGATTGAGCAAATGAAAGTTCCCCAAAGGGACAAGGAAGATCAAGTGTAAGTGCAAGTGAAAATAAAATTAAGCTACAGATAATTACAAATTTCATCTAACGACCTTCTAAAATTATTCTGATGTTTGCATCTGTAGAGACTGCTTTGAAATAGTAGTCATCAAATAAAATTGCATCTCTTTGGATTGAGGTATATGATTCGTTTGCTTTGAGTGTGAATGTTTTAATTGCCTCAAAGTCTTTTGATGAAGACATTTGAATATCTGCATCCGTTGTGATTGTTAGTGTGTACCAATACTTAAAATAAGTTGATGGCTGACCTGCACAAATATTTTGTAATGAATCGGTTGCTGTTGTTAAGGCCTTGGAATTTGCAATTGATGAAACTGCACCGATGGTTTGCGAAGAAATCCCTTGCGGGAATAAAAAGATTGAAAGATTAAAAGATATAAAGATTGTTATGAATATTAATTTCATTGCGTTACCTTTAAAAATAGATTCCCGCTTCCGCGGGAATGACGTTAAGTGATTAAGATAAAAGAATACGGATTAACTGACCTGCAGATAACGCACCATCCATTGCATAGCCTTCTAAAGCACCTGAAGTTAATGGAGCTGCCATACCATCATCAAATGATTCTATAGCACTGCCAATAGTTATTGGACCACCTGCAGCTATAAGAGCAATGCCTTTTACTGTTACAGGTGCCATTTCACCCTGGTTGGTATCCGCATTAACAACACCAAGAGATTTTGCACCTTCTAAACCATAAGTACCATCAAAACCGATGAAACGATTTTTTAGTATTTGGCCAGCCTCTTTGCATTGGACTGATGTTATTAAAATGGGTTGTTCGGTTAACATTATTTACTCCTTATTTTGTTTTTTGTGCTTAGTGCTTTGTTGTTTAATAGTGACGAGTGATCAGTAATTAGTGAAGAGTCTTTTACTTCATCTAAATACTTAGAAAGCTGTAAGGCTTCCTGATCATCGAGTCCAATTGTACTGCCTTCCGGAATTACTTTACCATTAAGCATTATATCTGTGTTTTTGATTGTGTATTGTTTCATTTCTACCTCACCCTTACCCTCTCCTTTTAAAGGAGAGGGAATCGGATTACTATGCGTTTGTATCGTTGATTAAATAACCTGCATCTGAGCCAACAACTTTAGGAATGAAAATATCTGTGTTACGGATAATTTCTACTTTGCCGCCCTCGGTGTATGAATCAACAACAGGATTGTTTTTCTTTCTTAGTGTGTATGCGAATGCCGGTTCGTAATATGAACGCGGTGAATCTGCATTAGCTTTTGGTACATACGCGATTACTACGTTATCAGACCAAATATCTGTGAATACACCCGCATCAGTTGAATAAACAGAATCCCCGATATATATCTCATCAAAGTCCAAAAGACTTTTAAGAAGCTGTGGTGTCATTACTGCTGTTTGTGTGTATTTAATTCTATCCAAGATTGCAGGATGGTTTTTAAGTGCATTGTAAGCTGAGGCACCGATAACACAAACATTAGGTCGCTGAGCAATCTTTGCTCTGACTGCTTCTTTAGCTGCATCAAAAACCGTGAATGGATTTGAAGAAGAGTTTGTGAATTTATCACCTGCGGCAAGAGTAACTTTATTGCCTGTTGGATAAGTAGTAAGGTTCTGTGCAATATCGGCAGCAAGTTTTTCCAGGCGCAATGATATTCCATCAGTAACCACGTTGGTGGCGTGAAGACGTAAAGGAAGTATATCTTCTTCCTGTTCGCGATAATCGATTGGATATTCAAGATCGTGTTCTGTAAGTACAAAATCTATCTCATCCCTATTTTCAGGATTGATACGATTTGATTTTGCTCTGATTGCTCTTTCTGTGTTGTAAATCTTGAAAGCTTCCTTAGTGAACTGTGGAATTTTTCCGCCTTCTTTATTTACAGAAACGATAGGAAAAAGATTTGTTGCAACGTGCGAAGCATTTTTGAATCCGCGAGCAATGTTAGTAAGAACAGGATCTACGACTCTTTTCTTTTGTAATGTGCTCATTTATAACTCCCAAGTTATTTATTTGTTAATGATAATTTTTTTACTGCACTTAGGTAAGTGATGTTTTCTTTTTTTGACAAAGCAAGAGCTTTGTTATGTAATGCTTTTGATTCTGCATCAACAGAATAATTTGCAAATTCATCTGTTAGTTTATCTGCTTCAAACTCAGGCTTTTCAGCAAAGTTTTCATAATAGATGACTTTAGGAAATGAATTAACTAAATCTGTTAACAAAACATTTAAGTCTTTGTTGAATTTATCTTGACTAAAGTTTTCGCTAAAGTTTTGTGCTTCTGCGAAGTTAGAAACAGCAAGAAGTTTATCTTTAATAGCCGGAGTAAGAGAGCCTACACCCAGTTTGTTTTCTAACAGGCTCTCAAACTCTGACTTAGTGATTTTAGATTTTAAGGAATTGATCTCTGTTGATAGAAGATTAAACTTACTTTGTAACTCTGCATTTTGATTTTCAGAAAAGTTATTGTTCAATTGTTTAATTTTTTCATTGATGCTGTTTAATTGAGACTGGATTGAATTGAAATTATTATTTTTGTTTTGATCCTGAAACGAGTCCAGGACTAAAGGTTCAAGATCAAGTTCAGGTTCAAGCGGTTTATCTTCTAAATCAAATTCTATTATTGTTGAAGAAGGTTGGGAGAATTGTATATCTGCTAAACCTTTAACAGCAGGAGCGGCACCACCAAGAAAACCAACGTGTCTAAGTTTACCTTCCGGAGTTAATGAGATACTTCGTTTTTTATATCTACCTTCCTGGACTGCAGAAAGAAAATCGGGATGAAGTTTTTCATCCGGTGCATCTGCAACGAGCTTACCGTCTTCTGTGACTTCCAAAGAAGATACCCAGCCATAAGCAGGTGAATTATCTATAGGATGACCTATAACAATTGGTGCTTCATCTTCATCGGGTTTATAAGATTGTGCGATAAAATTGAGATCGTCAAGGGAGTATTCTTTTTGAATGCCCTTATCTGAGGTGTGTGAACCTGTTTTGAATATTTCAAATTTCATTGAAAAATGCCCTCATTTAGTGTTTTTAATATTTACACATACAAATGTATGCCTCTACTGTAATTTAAGGATTTAACTTGATAAAGTCAAGTAAAAATCGTATATTATATTAGATAGTAAGGATTATTTTTATAATAACCTTATTTAATTAGGTAATAATGCGAAATTGAACAAAAATAAAGCTTTTCAAAAAGTGCTTAAATGGGAGAAAATAAGATGAGGGCTAAAAAGGACATATCAATAGAAAAGCAGGTTGAAAAACTTGCATCATACGGACTAACAAACAAAGAAATAGCTGAAGCTTTGGGATTTGACGATTCTACCCTGAAAAGGAAATTTGAGAATTTTCTGACAAAAGGTAAGGCTAACCTTAAACAACGATTAAAACGAAAACAGATTGATGTGGCTCTTGCCGGAAATGTAAGTATGCTTATCTGGTTGGGAAAGAACTATCTGGGGCAAGCGGATAAGTTAGATGAGAATGGTGACTTTGAAATTGTGATAAATAGAAAGACGATAGATGAGAGAAGTGAGACGAAAGAGGAAAAAACAGTAGGCAATAGCCAGTAAGCGGTAGGCAAACAAAACAATGAAGAAACAAATAGGATTGGATATTAGTTATCATTCAAAACAGAAAGAGATTTTTAATAGTGAAGCACGTTTTAAGGTTATTGCCAAAGGCAGGCGTTTTGGTTTAACCCGTGGTTTTGCAAATTATGTAATTGAACAGATGCTTAATGATGTTTCGCCAATTCTTTGGGTGGATACTATTTACGGAAACATTGAGCGTTATGTAGAAAGATATTTTGTGCCTGTGCTAAAAGGACTACCAAAAAACTATTGGAAGTATCGGGGTAATAGGAATGAATTGAGAATTGGTAAATCTGTTTGTGATTTTAGAAGTGCAGACAACCCCGAAAATATTGAGGGGTTTGGTTATGCACTTATTGTTGTTAATGAGGCTGGAATAGTTTTAAAGAATAGAAGCCTTTGGAATGAAAGTATTCTACCTATGATTTTAGATTATAAAGCTAATGTGCTTATTGGCGGAACGCCAAAAGGGAAGAGTGTTAAACGGACAAATGAGAAACATCTCTTCTACGAACTCTATGGCAGAGGGCAGTCCGCCGATGGCGGAGCAGAGAGCGAAGCGCAATGCGATTGGCGAAGTTTTAATTATTCATCTTATGATAATCCTTTGCTTGATCCAAATGATATTGATGAACTGGTTAAACAGATTTCACCTGCATTAAGGGACCAAGAGATTTATGGAAAGTTTATTGATAAGGAAAGCAGCGGAATAATTAAAAATACCTGGTGGAAGTTTTATGAAAATGAAAATGATATTTATAGGCAACAAGTTTTTAAGAAAGTTCAAAGCTGGGATACTGCTTTTAAGAAAAATCAGGAAAATGATTATTCGGTTTGTACAACTTGGGTTTATACTAACACTGGTTTTTATCTAATTGATGTTTGGCGTGGGCGAGTTGAATTTCCAGAGCTTAAGCGAAAAGTAGTTGAGCTTGCGAAACTACATACGGTTAATGAAATACTAATTGAAGATAAAGCGAGTGGACAAAGTTTGATACAGGAGTTACAACGAAATACTATACTGCCAATTAAAGCAATTAAAGTTGAGAATGATAAAATAGCGAGGGTACATAGTGTTACTCCTTTGATTGAATCCGGGAAAGTTTACTTGCCAAAAGAAGCGCATTGGTTAAAAGGGTACTTAGATGAGATGGAAGAATTTCCAAACGGTGAGTTTGATGATACTGTGGATTCTGTTTCTCAGTTTTTGAATGCAATGAAAGTTACACGAACACCGGACTTGAAAGAGATTGTGCATCTGGAGCGTGGCAGAATAAAAAGTAAGTATTGGCGGTATTCTAAAGTAGGCAATAGACAGTAAGCAAAATAAATTTACAATTTAGAATTTATAATGTAGAATGAAAGCAAGAGGAATTAAATGACAGCTATAACAAGTAGAGCAATGACAAGTGATTTAGCAACAAGGGATAGGTTTGATTTAACTAAAACTTATACAAACTTTTTACCTGACCCTGATAAGATATTGATTGATAATGAATATGATTATGAAATTTATCGGGATCTGCTTCTTGACCCTCATTTAATGGCTACGATACAGCAAAGAAAAATGCAGGTAATGCAGTTGGAGTGGGAAGTGCAAGGCGCAGGGAGCATAGCGCATAGTAAGCTGCAAAAAGAATTAGAGCAAGTGTTTGAGGGATTGGATTTTAATGATTTAGTTTCTGAAATAATGGATGCAATTTTCTTTGGTTATTCTGTTATTGAATTGACCTGGAAGAAAGACGGTAAAAAACTTTTACCGGATAAAGCTTTAGGTAAACCGCAAGAGTGGTTTATCTTTGATAAGAATAATGAACTACGATTAAGAAAATATAAACACGGATTTTATTTATTTGAGGAAGGTGAAAAACTGCCTCCTTTTAAGTTTGTGTTAACCCAACACAAACCTACATTTACTAATCCTTACGGCGAAAAGATATTGAGCCGTTGTTACTGGCCTGTAACATTAAAGAAGGGCGGTGTTGAATACTGGCAGTTGATGATGGAAAGATATGGAATGCCTTATTTGATTGGACGTTATCCTAATACGTTTACTGCAACGCAGAAAACGGAGTTCTTAGATCAGTTAAAACAGATGGTAGTTGATAACATAACAATATTTGATGAAGCGCTTGGGATTGAGTTAAAGGAGAGTCCACAATTTGATATAGGGCAGTTGTATGAAAACTTGGTGAAGTTCCATAACAGGGAAGTAAGCAAAGCGGTTTTAACCGTGACGCTTACAACCGAGATTGAAAAGACTGGCAGCTATAAAGCTGGGGAAGTTCATAAAGAGATGCTTCAGTTTCTTGGTGAAGGTGATAAGAAATTAGTTGAATCATCTTTGAATAAGATTATTGATTACTACTGCGAGTTGAATTACGGAAACATCGAACGACCAAAAATAAAACTTCTGGATAAAGAAAAGGTGATTGAGGAAAGTGTAGATAGGGATAAAGTTTTATCAGATATGGGAGTGAAGTTTAGTAAAGAATACTTTATGAAAAGGTATAAGCTTGCTGAAGGTGACTTCAGCTTGCAATGATAGTAAAACAAAAAGCGAACGCATTTGTAAAGAAAAAACTGAATTAGTTATTGCTTTTTCTTAGGCTGTTTTGCTTCGTTTGCTTTTGCTTTTTCAGAATCTTTAGTTTGCTTCTGTTTTTGATCTTTGTTCTTATCTTTCTTGCCGCCTTTATCGCCCATTGCCTTAATCCTTTCGTGTTAATAATCTGAACGGTTATATAATACGCAAAATACAAGTAAGAAAAAACGGACAATAAAAGCGAATGGGTGTGCGGTGGGCGGGCGCCACCCTGAGCGAAAGACTTATCTGCAATGTGAATTTATACCAATGTGAGGTGAACTGACAAGGTATCGTGCCGAGTTTACATAAGGCAACATTATTTTGACATCGATAGAAAGACAAGGGAAGGTTAGAAAGATTAGTTTGTTAAATAATGTTTCTTATGTAATACTGGCTGTCCAATGCAAAGATGAAATGAGGGAAAAATGTAATCCTTAAGACGCACCATATTGTTCTAAAATTTCTCTTGCTTTATAATAGTGTTCTTCCTGTAATCCATCAGCTAATGTAGTTTTTATAAATCTATTATAATGCTCCGATAGTATGTCTTCATCATCGTCAAATATTAAGAAATCTCTAATTTCTGGATGTAAATCAAGCCAAAGTTTTATTTCTTTGCCTCGATGACTTGGTTTGATAACAGGAGTAGACCAATCATTATGTAAGAAATTAATCAAACCGTTTGAGTTAAGTTCTTTTGATAATTCTTTTTTCATTGCAAAACGCCAAAGTGATGAAATAACAATTCGTGCATCAAATTCTTGAACAAGTTTTGTAACAATATTTACTGAAACCGGATTAAAACGTGACCAGATTTTTTGTTTTGTGTTAATTGTTTTATAGTAGGATTCAGAGTTCATAACTCCATCAATATCAAGAAATATTATTTTCATAAAACTAAAATAGATATAATGGCTGAAAATTGTTTATCAATTTTATGAAGCAAGTATATGAGGCAATGTACAATTTAGAATTATAAATGTACAATGAAATCAAAAAGGAATGACAATGTTAGCTTTTAAGTTTGCGGGATTAGTTTATTTAGCGAGTGTTAAGAAAAAGTTTGCAGCTAAATGTAAAAAACACGCAATCTTTTTTAACGAGCTAATTAAACAGCAAACTGTGCGTTTAGCTGAATGTATCGAAGTAGCGCAATGTAGTGGAGTGATAGCGGAACAGTATTAAAGTATGAGTGAAGCAGACGACCAGCAGCCAAAACAAAATTAAAGGCGGGTTGTTCTGCTTAACGAATGGCAATAGCTTAACTGTGGAGCTATCAAGTAACGGAATGGAGCGGATGAGGGAATGAAGCTAATGGCAAAAGCGGATAGCAATGTACAATTTAGAATGTATAATGTAGAATGTAAAATGAAGATCCTGAAACAAGTTCAGGATGACAAAACAATACTTGCTGAATAGTGTTGTTTCAACACACAGCCCTGCGTTAATGTTCAATACACAATTTTCAGTGATCAATTAAAAAGAAATCAAAAATCTACTTTAATCGTTAAGAATTATTTAGCTTTAATAGACATTAATAAAAGTTTATTATTTATTGGAGGCCCTATGATAAAGTTTTCAATCATTTTATTTCTAATTTTAATATTTTTCATTTCTTGTAGTACCACATATAAAATTAGTTATGATACCTATCTAAAGGATTCACTAAAAAAAGATTTAAAGTATAGCGATGATAAGTTTGATTTTTCTTTCATTCCAGTTTCAAATGGAATTTGGTTTACTGTGAAAAATAAAACAAATAAAACCGCTTATTTAGTATGGGACAAAACTTATTTCATTGAACCATCTGGAAACTCATATAAAGCATTAGATGTGGATGCATTAAATACTATTGAAGAAATCGCTAGAAAAGAAAATAATGAAGCTTTAATACCTGCGAATTCAAATTACGCGAGGTTTACAACACCTAAAAATAATTTAAATAAATTTGCACAATACGATTATATAACGATTAATAGCATTTTTACTAACAGTACCTATACAAGTAGTAGTTACTATGAATTTTTTGAAGCAGGTGCATATTGGAAAACAACAATTCAAAATGAAGCGAAGAATAATAATTATGGTAAAGATAGTTGGGATCGACCAGCTTATGAAGGGGATTTATTAGAAAGTAATTCTAAGCAATTAAAAGATTTTCTGATAAATAATAATAATCTTGGATTGGGACTTTATATAAGGCACGGAGAGGAAAATTATGAGTATCGTTTTGATTATAAAATAAAACAAGCAATAATTTATGAAGAGGATGGAGAAGAAAAAAACATCATCAGAATATTTAAGGAAGAAAATAATTTTGAAATAAAATAAAATGAAACAAACAGAAAAAATCCCAGAATTAGTAAAAAAGATTTATGAAATTGTAAATGAGTTAGAGGAATTATTCCCTGGAAGACCGTTTACACCTGATGGACATATGGTTGGAAGTATTGGAGAAGTTTTAGCAGCAGAATATTTTGATTTAGAACTGTTACCTTGTTCATTTAAAGGACACGATGCAAGGGATAAGCAGGGAAGATTTGTAGAAATTAAAGCTACACAAGGCGGTGCAATTTCATTAAGAAGCGAACCTGAAAGATTAATTGTGATAAAATTATTAAGAGATGGCAGCTTTGAAAAAATTTATGATGGTGATGGAAAAATTATTTGGGAGAGTGCTGGACTAATGCAGACTAATGGACAAAGGAGAATTTCTTTAAGTACGATTAAAAAACTTAATAATATCAAAAATCTTTGTTAAATAATTTAGAGTTTGATGATAAAACAAGTACTGCCTCATTTTTAATGTTATCAGGATTTACTTTGTCTGCATCAACAAACTTATTTGAAAGAGTACCTTCTTCATTTAATGTAATAATATATTGAAATTCATATCCAGAAAGTTTTTTATCTTCTAAAAACTTAACTAATTCAATAAAATGTGTCTTATCAACTCCATCAAAAATACCATCGTGAATTAAAAAGCGCGGAGCTTTAATGTTTTTTTCAATACTATGAAAAAGAACTGATAAATCGTAAATAAGGGTCCTGCCCTGATTTCTACCTTTAGAAAGCATTTCATTATTTGGGAGTATTGTAAACTGGATTTTGGCATCTGATTTTAAATTAGGGGTTATATCGAAAATTGTATTTTTATCAAGTTCAGGATAAAGTGAATTATATATTGAAGTTAAAATGCGAACAAAATCAAGTTCCTGTTGTTGTATTGAATCTTTAAATGCTAAAATTTTCTGTTCTAATTCATTAACGCGCTGATTTATTTGCAACTTTTCTTTTTGTAAATCTTTTACAAGCCTGACACGAGATTCTAAAGAAGCAATTTCTTCTTTTTTCTTGCTTAGTGTAAAATGAGCCTCACTTAAATCTTTAATTGCTTTTTTGGCCTTGAGGAATTTAAATATTTCAGCCCTTTTGTTTTCAAGTTTATCAATTTCAATTGATCTTGCAGATATAACTGATTTAATCCTATCGATTTCCTCGAAAATAAATTCACGACGAGATTCAACAAGATTTTTACGAAATTCAATTGCCTGAGTCAAAGTTTTTTCGATCCGCTGACCCAACATTTCATTCAGTTCAGAATAAATGCGGGAAATTTTATTAGATGTAATTTTTATATCTAAATGTAAACTATCTTCATAACTCTTAACCTTCAGTTCATCCGAAGAATTATCCAACCATAGATTTTTAATTTTTTCGGTTAAATTATTTGCTTGTTCTTCATCAATTTTATACTTCTCGCTTAACTTAAAAAGGTTAATTGATTTTTCAAGTTTTTCTGTTTCCAGAGTCAAAGAGCGTAATTTGCTGTCGATTTCTGAAAGAACTTTTGAACCATAAGTTTCTGAGATTAACTGATTTGCTTCTTTAAGAGTTTTATCAACTTTGTTATAATCAGTCTGAACCTGAAGATTCTGATAAGAATATTTATTATTTATATCTAATAAAAAGAAATGATAATTATTTAATTCAACTTCTTTTGCCTCCTGAATATATTTAATTGGATTGCTGAATGGTTCCTTATCAGGATCTTGAATTTTTATATAGAAGGGTAAAAGCTTGCGTAACCACTTATCAGAATAATGACCTTCATAATTTCTCTTAAAGATAATATCACATAAACGAGGTTTTAGATTATTGATCTGATATTCTTCAAACTCAGAATCAGAAATTGAAAAATAAACAGTAGAAGGCTCATCAAATGATCTTTTTATTGAATACTTAATTTTATCAACTTCAAAATCCAGAATTATAGCAACTTCAGAAAGAATATTGGCTTTATAAGCAGCATAAAGACGCTTACTACTTTGTTTGTTAAAAGTAGATAATAACGCAAAATCGATTAGATCGAGAAAAGCTGATTTACCTATACCATTGAGTGAGTCTTTAAATTCAACTTCAGGTCCAACAGCCTTTGCACCAAAAATATAATTAATGCCAATTATAAAATTTACTGTTTTAAAAACTTCCGGTTCAGAATAAAGCCTTTTAAGTATCATTTTTTTACTAATGAAATTTGAAAAGTGTTAAGAATTACAATATCAGACAACCATAAAAATGTTATGGAATTAAAATATTGTTCTAAATTAATATTGTATTTATTACGAAGTACCTGAAATAAATCTTCTACGTTGTATGGACGTCTTTTAAGAATCTCAATGATATAAGCACCAACCACGATTAAATTAGAATTGAGATCTTCATATTTGGAAGGTAATAACATATCTATAATTATTAATCAAAAAGAGAATTTGAAGACAGTGATTTAGGCTTTTTAATTTTTTTATCATCCGGAACTTTACCAAAATCACACAATTCAAAAATATATAAAACTACAGACTTCATAGGTGAAAAAAATTCTGATGGCGGTAATTTGTAAATGTTAAGCAGTTCGTTTGTAATGTTATCAAAATATATAGGTTCATCTACTGTTGAATTAATGTCGCCAGAATTTTTTAAGCGCATATAAATTGATTGGATAAGGTCTACAAAATTGACAAATGGCTGTTCATCAACTTTTAACTGGTCAGTTATAAAACGCTGGACCAGATTAACATACATAAAATTATTTGTAAAAGTTTTATCAACGGATTTTTGATAAGCGGGGAAATTAATCTCGATCTTTTTTTTAAGATGGGAACGGCGCGATGAATCGATTGATTTTAAGTTGAGCGAAGATGCACTATATTGAAAAATATATTTGAACAATTCTTTGAGTACTACTTCTTGAGATTTTTGCATTATTTGAATTATCCTTTTAAAGTTAAAGTATATAATAGGAATAAGAAAAAGCTAAGAATTAATTAACAAACATTTATTTATAAAATCTAAAACTTACGTCTTAAAATATTATTATTTAATTAGAACAGTACTGACTACAATAAAGAAAAAATGTTACTATTTGCAGATACATTATTATTTGGCTGCTTCAAAAGCATTTTTGAAAGAAACAATCTCATCCAACTCGTCTTTTGTTAGAATACCTTTTTTGCGAAACTCTGCTAATAATATGTCATCATTAAAATCTTCAATTGTTAAATCATAAAAATTATATTTCAATTCTAAACCGGATATTAGATCTTTAACTTCGGGAAATTTTATCTTTGAGACTAAATCTTGAGATAAATTTATTATTTTTTTTGATAATAAATCACGTGAATAGCTTACATAGTCCTCCGGTGGATTCGCTTTTAAGAAAGCTAACAATTCAACCTTAATTGATTCCCGCCTATTCAGGATCTCTTCTTCCAATTTCTCAAAAGTACCTTTTTTAAATTCTGCTACTTCCTTTTCAATTTCTTGAATAATCGTTTTGAATTTTTCTTTGTTGACAATATCAATAATACTTTTACTTCTACAGGTTATAGGTATTAAATAAGCATTTGAAGAATTTTCGCTAGCATTATTGATTTGGGCTCTTGTGTTTAATCTTAGGTTATCTACTTTTTTATTTATTTCATTAAATCTCTTAATGTCTGCATTATTTTCAATATCTGTAAAAAGATTTAGTTTTGTTTCAAGGGATTTTTTAAGTTCCGCATTTTTGTAAGGTAAAACGTCTTTTGGAATTTCTACTTTTTTTGTGCGAAAATTGGACTTCTCAAATTTCAATTCAACGAACTGCTTTTTTGCAATGTATGTGTTAATTTTTCTTTTAATATCGGGTTGAAGTGGCGGATTAATTTCTAAATTTTTCTTTACAACTGCTAATTTTTTATTATCAAGCTTACTCAAAGAAATATCAGTTTTATTATGTTGTACTAAATCCGAAATATTTTTTAATTCATTTTTTGAGGATGCACCAAGATCGATAATCGTACTGATAAATTGTGTTTTTTCTTGTTCTGTTTTTGGAGGAAAGTAATGAGCTATGAGCTTTGTCTTAAAAATATCATCCATTAGTAAAGCATTCGGCCCTTTAGGTTCTTCTTCAAATATTTTGCTTTGAGGAAAAAATATATATCCGATGTCATCAGCGATAATAAAAGAAACCTGATTACCAATAACTTCATAGATTTCTATCCCCACTTTTTGAAGAAGATCAATGGATTTAATATCACCAAAGCCATTACGATAATTCTGTTCAGAAGGGTCAATAATCACTTTAACATTGATACCTTTTTTAGAAGCTTCCAAAAGAGCTGTGGATATGTCAAGATGCAGATTGCCTGATGAAAAAATTATTTTACTAGTGCATTCAAGTATTAAACTAATTAGTCTATTAAAGGTTAAAATGTCAATAAACTTTTTATTCATCATATTTCCTTTATTTTATTACTTACTTTACATCAAATATTGGAGGACAGATACATATCACCTAATACATTGTTTGCTCAAGAGTTTTTGTTTTGTTGTTATATTGTTGATACCAGACAGGAACTTTAAATTCATTTCTAAGTTTATATAAATATTTTTGTGCTTCGTCAGTAATAATATTTTCAGAAACTATAATTAGTTTGGTCGCATTGTTTATATCGGGCCAATATGAATATTCCATTAATTGGGACAATGCTTCTCTAATACAAAGACGTATAGAGTCTGAAGTTTTAATTTCATAAAAAGTATTTTTACCATTCTTGTTCACTACTATGTCAATTTGTGTCCCAAACGGTGTTTGGTTTTCAGCACCAATAAAACCTTTACCATAAACTTTTTCTAAATGTTTGCAGATATTTTTTTTAATAGAATTGTGTTTTAATATAATGGCATATTTGCGTTGCCTAGATTCTCCTTCAGTTTCTTCAGGTAAATTGTCATTAAAACCAGCTGCAAATAAAAAATTAGTATTAGATTTAGTTTTATCAAGTTTGAATTTTTGAGTATCATTTTCGACATACAGATAAGGTTCGAGAAGCTCATCAAAGGTTGATAGAATATTATGAAGATCTGCCTCCTCAATTTCATTCTCTGATTTATTAAGGTATTTACCGATAAAAATAAACACACCTTCTTCTTTAAGCGAGTCTGGAATCGTCTGGATTTTCAAAATATTACTATGTTTACCATCTTTATAGTACCAATAAGACATCTCAGAAAACATTTTGGGGTATAATTTTATGTAAGAATTGAATTTGTCAATTCTATCGAAGAAGATTGAGGCATCCTTCATAGATTTTCCCTTTTCCAATGAGAATGCTAGACCGTAACGGAATAGATTTCTATGTGATTCAAATCCAATATTAAACTGAAATTCAGATCTACCGCCATAATGAAAAGCATACCTATCTTCAATAAAAATGGATTTGTTAGTCTGTGTTTTGTAAACGAAAATTTCCGTGCCGGGAATGGATTTTAAGCCTTTAATGGTTTTTCTTATACGTTGAAGTGAACCAATTATATAACCAGATGATAACTCATTTAAGCGAAAAGCGATTTCTTTAATATTCATTTAAACCCTTCATTAAAAATTTAAAACTACTACTGAGATAAACTCCCCGTTGGATCAGTATTATAGCCACCATTTATCCCAGAGGGAATAACGTATGCTGTTATATCATCACTAATTTGCTCATTTGGATCAATGTTTATATCAATAGAATTATTTTTACTGATTGTCGCAACTATTATGTCATCACCAACAGTATTATCAACTTTAGAAACCTGCTCTATTAAAATTTTAGCAAATTGTTTTGAAATATTTATGGGATATTCGTCTAACCATTTTAAGATGCCTAATTCAGACTTCATTTTTAATGTGAAATCTATTAACATATGCCCTAAGGTGTTGTTGCCATTATATAAAGCCTTAAAATTTGAATGATCATATTTTTTAAAATCCTGACGATTATTATTTTGATCTATATCTGGCCCACGATCTTTACCAAAAAATACATGATATAATTTTGGTTCATTATTTACATTATAACCTGCGATATGAAACCCAATATCGTCATTGTTATCTTTATTTATATTTTTTTTCAAAAATTGAAGCAAGGAATCTGCCAAATTAGTAACATCGGTATTAGATAGTTCAAACATAGTTAAATGATGAGAAAGAGTGGTTTCAATTGAAGTAAAATCACCCCACATACCAATGCAACCAATATTCTTTAAATGAAATAATTTTCTCTTCTTTTCAAATGATATAAATTGTGTTACAGTATCACCAATAGTAGATATACCAGTTAATGTTTTTCTACTATCAGCTGCCATAATAATCCCAGCAGGATGAATTATTGATAATATTAATGACATAGTTTAGCTCATACGGCTTTCATTTGTTTAGTTTTAATGAACACCAAACTTCTCATAATCTTCCTTTGAAATAATTTTCTCTATTTCAGGGTCTATTATTTTAACTTCTTCATAAGTTAAGTTGTACAGCTTGTAAACCATTATATCTATTTGATCTTCTAATTGCTTTGTATTTGCTTGAGGATTTTGATTTTTTAAATTTTCTATTTTTTCCACTACACTTATAATTTTTTCTTGTTCTTTTTTATCTGCTAATGGAATAGGTACTTGTTGAATATAAAAATTATAGAAGTGCATGGTTCTTATAGCTCGACAATAAATGAAATTGTAAGCAAACCAGCTGACAAATTTTGTATTAAGATAACCGAGCCAAAATTTAGCGTAAATAGAATCATCCAAAACAAAAGACATTAAAGTATTTGTTATTATAATACCCTCTGCATCATAACAAGCTGTGATCTTAAGATGGGGATTTGGATTTTCAATGTGAGCAACAATTACTTGAGAAAGAACTTTTGGAACTAAAAACTCTGAAGCGACATCCCAATTTAGTTTTTGATGGTTAGCCAAGAATCTATTAGATCTCACTTTATATCGTTCAATATCAATACCTTTAAGTAACTTATATTTTTTGGGTTCATCCGAAAAGAAATCAGTACCAATAGCTAGGCCTAACTTTCCTTGGACAAGAGATTTTTCAGTTTGATTTATATGAATTTTTTCTATCAAAGAAGCTGGATATAATGTTTTATATATCTGAAAAGTATTATGACGCGTAAGAATCTCTTGAAATGGTACTAAATTAAAAGACTCTATAACGTTTTCCTTTGTTAAAAAATTTAATGAAACATTACCTGCATTAGATACTTTTTTAAGCCCAAAAACAGAAGCTTCAAGAAGTACGTTTGCAAAAGATTTGCTAGTATCTAATATGTATTTGAGATTGAACTTTTGCCAGTAGTTTACCCTCAAATCTTCCCACGCATCACCATACAATGATTTTTTTGGTATAATAAAAGTTAAAATACCATTTGCTTTTGTATATCTGTTAAAACAAATTTTAGAAAATAATTCAGCACTATCGCCACTTGCAAATTCGATAAGTGCAATTTTCCTGAAATAATTTTTCTCATCTTTTGATAAAACAGTCCTAAAGCCATAAGGTGGATTTCCTATTACTATATCAAAAACTTCATTAAGTCCAAACATCCAAAATGGATCGAACCATTCATTTTTTTCGACTTTGAATGGATTCCAGTTTACAAGCAAGGTGACTGCTTTAGTATTTTTAGTTGACCACTCCCGTTGTTTTATACTGATACTGTTTTGTAATTCTTTGAATTCTTTTTCTATTTGTAATTTTCTTTTAGCTGATGCACTAAAGAATTCAGTTCTTAGTTGTTTGAGTTTTTCAAAATCATTTGCTGAAGTACCGAGTGAATCTTGAACCATAGGTGGTAAACCGATTAGCGTATTTACACAAACAAACTTAAAATCAAGATTTGGAAGATTTGCTATACCCCAATTAGATTTCTTTTTGTCAACCTCTTCATCAATAATTAAACTTAACCAACAACGGAGACGTGAAAGTTCGACTGCCATTGGTTGAATGTCGCAGCCATAGATGGAATTGAGAATTGTTTGGAGTTTTAGATCGTAAACGGAAACACCTCTTTGTGCCTTATCAAGTGGCGATAGCTGTAACTTTAAAGCAATAAGTTTTTGAAGCATACCGATTGGAAAAGCACCTGAGCCGCAAGCAGGATCGAGAACTTTTACATCATTCAATTTTCCAAATATTTCAGTAGAATAAGGCTTTAGTACTTCAGGAAATTCCGCTGTGTGAACGAAGTCTTCAATTACTGATGCTTCGACGCCGCTCAGTGTTATATTACTTTTTAAGTATTCAGAGATAGATTGTTCTACCATATAATCAACTATTTCACGAGGAGTGTAATAAGAACCAGTTGATTTACGATCAGATGCGGCTTCCTTGGTTACAGGATTTTGTTCGGCTAATAAGTTTTCAAAAATACGACCAAGCATTTCAGGATCGATTGCAATTTCTGAACTTGCAGATGTGTTTTCATCTATTGTGAAATTATATTTTTCAAGTGTGTTCTTAAAAAGTTCATTGAACCAATTGTTATCAATGATAACTTTTCCTTTGTAGTCGCCGTAATCTCCTTCTTGAGCTTCGAACAAACCACCATTTAAGAATGGGTAGTCTTTAATTTCATTAGGAAGTTTATCTCTTTCTTTTTGAGGTGTGTTAAATACTTCAAAGAACAATTTTTCCAGAAATTCGAGATAGTAATTATCATATTTTGATATTGCATTCGAAGAGAGTACAGATTCAGCGATTATATTTTTCTTTTTTAAGAACCAACTAAAAATAATCCTACCGATTAAGCGAACAGCGAATTGTTTACGAGCCTCTTCAATCCTAATAGAACCTTTGAAAACCTTATCATTTATAAGGCTATCAAATGAGGTTTTAATATCAAGATAGAACTTTTTATTTACTACAGAAATATCGAATGATTTCCAGAGGGCTTTCCACAACTCGTTGGGTTCAACAAAAAGTTGAGCTACTTTTTTATGAACTTCATCCAGGATAAAATCATAAGTTTTATAGTAAGGCTGATTTATGCCGAAAGGTAAAGTTTTAAGAACGATCTTCTTACCTTCTTTGCCGGAAAGCACTACTTTAAATTCAGTATTGGAAGGATTGCCAAGAAACCATACAACATATCTTTCAGCCGTCGAGCCACCGATAAATTTTTTGGTTACTTTTTCAATATTTGATTTGGAGAGCTTTTCATCTCTTAATTTTGCGAATAGAACAAGTAGCTGGGAAGTCTGTCCTTTTTTTAATGCAATTGTTCTGATGTCTTTTTGTGTAGCGAAGTTTGGGTGGTCTTCGAATATACGGAGCGTTTCACCACCAAATAAATTTTGCTGAACATTAGCAGGAATTACGGCTTCCCAATTAACAGGATCTGTAATACCAAATTCACTAATAAGTGAAGTAGTAAGTGCCTGATAATCTAATTTAGATTTATTCTCTACAAGATTTCTGATTGACATAATTTTATTTTCTAAACAAGTTTATGTAATCCTGAAAGACAAACAGTCTATTTCTTTTTTGACCAGTTACTTCAAATAGAATTTTTAATCTTACAAGTTCATTAATCATTGTATTGGCAGTTTGCTTCGAAATACCCAGCTCATCAACCAGATAACTAAGATTGATTATCGGATACTTATAAAGATAATTGATTACATTTTTAGCTAATGGAAGCCTTCTGCCAAGAGTAACAATTTTTTTATCTTCAATTTCCGTGCGCAGCTGCAGTATTTTCTGAAAAGTATCCACACCATTTTTTGAGGTCTCTATTATACCACTAAGAAAAAATTTAATCCATTGAGTCATATCATTTTTTGTGCGGACAATTGTGAGATTATCATAATATAATTGTCTATTCTTTTCAAAAAAATCCGAAAGATATAAAGTGGGTTTTGATAGAAGACTATTAGCCACCAGGTAAAGTGTAATTAATAGACGACCAACTCTACCGTTACCATCTAAGAAAGGATGGATAGTTTCAAACTGATAATGTGAGATTGCAATTTTAATGAGATGCGGGACATTTATATTTTCATTGTTCATAAATAATTCAAGATCGCTGAGAAGTTCAGGCATATCTGAATGATGTGGAGGAATAAAAACAGCATCCTTAATTGTGGCACCACCAATCCAATTCTGGCTTGAACGGTATTCGCCGGGTAATTTGTCTTTACCACGAGTATTTTCAATCAAAATCTTATGCGCCTGTCTTATAAGGCGAGAAGAAACAGGAAGGGTAGAAAGTGAATCAACCGCATTGTTCATTGCAGCGATATAATTTTGGACCTCGCGCCAATCATCACGTTTCTCTGGCGAAATATCTTTTTCTTTCAGGACTGCATCATCAATATGAGTTTGAGTTCCTTCAATACGACTAGAAGTAGTTGCTTCCTTGACAATATGCATTCTGATGAAGAGATCTACATCCGGTACTATTGAAGAAAAAGCATTTAATTCACCAAGCTTAAGATTTGCTTCTTCAAGCATTTTGTTTAGAACCGGATTACTAACTATCCACTCTTTGTTGATTTTTTCCGGCAAAAAACTTTTATACTGATATTGAGGTATGTAAATACCAGATTTAAAGTCCTTTATATCCATATATTCTAATACTCAATAATTTTCAATTAAAAATTAGACTAAACAATAGACATAGTCAAGGTTTTATCAATAAGTTAGACTAAGAATTTTTATAGTCAAAGATAATAAATTCATTAAAGGAATGATTATATAAAAACAGTTAAAAAGGATAAAAAGCTAAATATTGTAATATCCATACCAGAATATTGGTTCCGGTAATGTTTCCGGTTTATCATTAGTTAAAAGATGATTACTGATAATGGCAAGATTATCGAGAAAGTCTATTGTTACTTTGCCATCATTACGGCGAATAAAATTCCTCAAACGATTTTCAAGAGGCAAATAATTAGGGCGTGATAACAACATTCTCATTCTGTTAATATTATCAGTTGAATAATTATCTAGGTTTTCATTCAATAGTAATAGCAACTCTTCTCTGTAAGAGGAAAGCGAAGCAGCCCCAGCGGTTCTACGTACACCCTGAAAATCTGAAAGATCTTCAAAATCCATTGCAAGCTGATAAGATTTTTCTGCGTCGAAAAATTTCTTAGCTAGTATTTTACTTTCCGAAATTTCATAATCAGAAATCTTTACTACCTGGCGTTCTTTATCAAAACTACGAATTATTGATAAAGCTTTAAGATGATTTTTTTCTTCCGCAACTTTATTTGATTCCTCACGAATAAAACGAAATTCACCTTTGGCAATATTAAAGATAAGCAGCTTTTCATTTGCATTCAGTTTATTTAACTCACACCACTTTTCGAGGTTGAGATTTCTAATCCGTTCTTTTTCTTCATCTGATGCTTTACGCATAAACACCCGCAGATCATTTTCAAATACCTCATCAAATGCTAAATCATTTTCTCTTTCAAGAGACTCAATAGCTTGCTTTTGCTTTTCGGGATCATCGCTGTAGATATTTTCAATCAAGCCAAATTGTTTAGGGGTTATATTCTCACCAAGCACACTGCTATCAAGGCCAACACTTGCACCAATAACTTGAATTTTCTCCTGAAGCTTTAACATAAGACGGAGGAATTTATCAAGCTGATCTTCGGGACGAAAATTGAATATTTTTACTTGCTCAAAAACGGAACCCAAACGATTTATACGACCATTACGCTGAACCATTTTAACAGGATTCCAATGCAAATCGTAATTAATTATAATACCGCAATCCTGTAAATTTTGTCCTTCGCTTAATACATCAGTTGAACAAAGCAGTTTGATTTCTTTTTCACCATTAACCAACCCATTTATTACTGTTTGGTTTTGTGCTATTGGTGCAAACCGTTTTACATAAGCAGATTTGTACTTACCGGTTTTACTTTTGAGGAATGCAATTTCTTCATTTGCAATTTCTAATGTATCTAAATATTCAGCCTGTAATTCTTGTTTAAGATAATCGACGGTAGTTGCGAAGTAAGAGAAAATTAATACTTTACTGCCCTTGAGTGTGCGGAGTAATGCTTTTAAGCGAAGCAGCTTAGTATCCGTTGTAACTGAGGCAAGAACTTTATTTATGAGTTCAATGATTTCTCTGTCCTGCTTAATAAAGTTTTTAATGTGGCCAGTATTATAATCATCAAGGTTTATTTCAAGGAATGCTTTTTCCGGATTTTCTTCTATATGATTCTGACGATAATTAAATTTTTCAATCTCTTCATAAATTAAATCAATAACATCTTCATCAGACTCTTCTAAATGTCTATTAAGAGCTTTAGTAATTATAGCTGGTTTAACAAGAATTTTCTTAGTGAAGAATAATTTTTCAAACTGTTCAAGGTAGTTAGAATATCTTTCAATCCTTTTCTTGAAAGTAAATATTGAAGAATCAAAAGACTTGAACATCGTTACCTTCATAACACCCGTCAAGTTTTTTCGTGATTTTGCTTGAGCTTCTTCATCTGCAGTTTTAATGAGTTTTTCACTTAGATAACTATATGGAACAAGTTTAAGACCTTTAATTGCTCTATCAATAAAATGGAAAACAGATTCGTATTCTGTTTGATGTTTTTTGATAGTTTCTTTTTTAAGTTTGAAAAATTCCTCAAGCCCTAATTTATCCTCCTCTAATTCATCATCATCGGTTAAATCATTTGTAAAGTGTTTATAGAGTTTAGATTTTGAATCTTCTAAAAAATTTATCTCATCACTAATTACTTTACGAATATTTTTACTGTCTAATTCATAAAGAATATTCTCAAGCTTTTCTTCAGGAAATATTATTTTTTTACCATTCAAAGTAGCATCGGGAAAATCTTTTTTTACCTGGTGCTTTGTCCTCTTAACCATAATCTTATTTAATATGGGGTATAATTCTGAGAAGACTTCTTCTGAACCGTTTCGGCGAAATTCACTTTGAGTCTTACGGAAAAAATTTAATATGCTTTCTATGCCGATTGAGCTAAAAAATTTATCCTGGCTACCTTTTGCTAAAAATATTTGATTTGCCAGATCTTTGATACCATTATTAACTGGAGTAGCAGTAAGCATTAGAACTTTAGGCAACTGATTGCAAAACTCTTTATTAGAAATTAACTCAAGCAAGTTTTGAAAAGATTTACTTGCCTGAGTTTTAAGATTGTGCGATTCATCTATAACTAATAAATCAATTGCATTATCTCTTTTAGAACGTTCTTTACGTTTTAGCAGCTCTTGTTTAATTTGAGTAAAACTGTCTTCAAGGGCAAATTCAGTAATTGAATAAATTGGGGCATTAACCGTAATTTCATTTAAGTGATTTGTCCAATCCTCTCTGAGGGAGGCGGGGCATATAACGAGTACATTTTGCCTGAGTGAATAACCATATTTTTCAATAATATCCATTGCTATATATGACTTACCTAAACCAACGCTATCGGCCAATAAACACATACCAATTTTGGGATTGTTTAACCGATGAAGAATTTTACGAACGCTCTCTTCCTGAAATAATGTTAAATCAATCCGGCTTTCATAAAATTTATCAGCTCTTAATGTCTCTTCAATTTCAATATCTTCCCCATAAATTTCGTATAATATTTTCATATACAATTCAAAGGGCGAATAACTAAGATTGCCAAACTTGCTTAATCCAAGTATCTCTATTTTGAATTCCTCAGTCCAATCAACACTGGCCTCATCATTCCATAATTTGTTAAACCAACTGCGGTGACTTGGATCCTGATCAACAGCTTTGGGTAAATAATTAACTATGCGATGATCATATTCAACATCATTAAGTTCAGTGTTACCAAGTAAGCCATTTCGGGTAAAGTTTGAACTACCTATAATACCAATTGCATTTTCAGCCTCTGAACCGAGTATATAACATTTTGCGTGAAGGAATGATTTCTTATAAAGTTTAATTTTGATGCGTCCGGTTTCAATATACTTTCCAATAAACTCAACGACATCCTTAAACTCAGGTTTGAATGGTAAATCTGAAAGATCAGCTTTCAGATACTTTTCTGGGAATGAAGTATCGAGCTGCGAGACTCTGATTTTTGGCTCTTCGCCAATTAAGAAACGAATTTCTGAAAAAAGATTGTTACTTAAAAAATGTTCTAATGCAGTTTTAAGTTCCAGGACGGCAGGCAAATCCCAGTAACCAGTAGCTACACTGAATTGTGTAAATCTGCCAGAGGATAGATTTTCTGATAAGAAACCCTTTACTTCAAACGAAGCGGCTGAGTTGTCTAGAATTTTTGATTGATTACTCATTAAGGGAAATTTTTTACTGTTTTAACAAAAATAGCAATTAAAATTTATGTATTACATAAGAATTATAATAATTTTGAAAATAAATTCTTGAATAAATTAGTTAAAAACAGCTTGAGAATTAATTATGAAAAAAAAAGAAGATAACAATAGTGCTAAAAGCGATAACGAAGAATTTGAATTATTCAAGTTTGATTTTGAAAAAATAAAAAAGCATAGCGAAAGACTTGAGACTAATAATGAAAAACTTTTATACTTAGAATATGTGAAGAAAGAAAAACTTAATAGGGAGGATGTTTTAGATGTTGAATTATTTTTCAATGGACCAAAGTTTACAGACAAAATAGAAAACGAAATAAAATTTATTAGATCCAAGATGGAATTAGATAAAACACAAAAGAATGAAAACAAAAAAGGTGAGGGTGCTGCTGAATTGATTTGGTGGAAGGGAACAGAGGGTCAACTTATATACTTATACGAAGAATTAGTTAAGGAAAATTTAATTGACGGCTCGCAAGATGACCGAAAGTATGTTTTGCTTTCAAAACATTTTAAGAATAAAAAAGGGGAGCAATTCACAAATAAACAAATGAGTCAAGCCGCACAAAATTTGGTCGCAAACAAAACTCGTAAACCAAAAGATGCTGATATAATAGATAACATTACAGATCAAACTTCAAAGCAAGAATAATCCATTCCTTGTGAATCCTTGGTATCAAGGACTACCAATATTTGCCCACATACCATATCAATAACTTACATTGTAAGGCTTGAGGTTTTTTAACCCAAAATTGATAAACTATTAAAGTCGTGTTGACGCCTCAAGTCTTACAAACAAAGGCAAGTTCAACACGACTTTTTTTATTAATGGTGATGAAATGAAAAATAATATCTTAGTAATTACTTACAATCTAAACTTCATTATTAGAAGGTTGGAGCAATTGATTTATGAAGCCGAGGATTATGAAGTGGAACGGAAAATTAAACAGTTGAATGAAAAAATTTATGAGTTATCGGATAAACTGGAAACTATTGAGGTGCTGCTTGAGTGAGAGGTAAGAGACGAGACGTGAGACGAAAAACGAAAAAAGTAGGCAGTAGACAATAGGCAAAAAGAAAATTAGAAAAATTAAAATTATGGATTTAGAAGCATATAAAAATATAGATAGTGATAGCTTTCAAAAAGCATTGCAGATCGCGGCCATCCTGGAGGGTGGCCAGATCGCTAATCAAAGACAGGTTGTATTGAAAGAGAGTATTGATGAGTATGAAAGTTATGCTCAGATTAATTTGTCTCTAAAATCAGTACAGAGTATTAAAACTGCTAATAAACCATTGCTGAAATTCTTTTCACCAATACGCCCACTGCATACAATAACACAGCATGATATAGAAAAATTTATTACCCAACTAAAGAAAAATGCACCTAAAGGATATAAGGTTTATGTGCGAACATTGAGAGCGATGTTTAATAAGTTCAAAGAATGGAACTACATAACAAACAATCCCCTGACAAAAGTAAAATTTGCCAAAACGCAATCAGTTGCACCCAAGTATCTAACAAACGATGAGTTTGAAAAAATTATGCAAGCGATTGAAAATAAGTTAATAGAAGACTTTTGCAGAGTAGCATTTGATACCGGAATGCGTTTGAGTGAAATCGTTTATCTGAGGTGGTTAAATGTTGATCTTAAAAAACGACTAATTGTTGTTGGTGATGAATTATTTATGACAAAAACCAGAAAGCAGCGAACTGTACCAATGAGCGAAATGGTTTTTAAGGTTTTAGAGCGTAGAGATAAGGAAAAAAGGAGAAATGAATATGTGTTTGGAAAAAGTGTAACCAAACCATATACCGGAGATTATTTTTCCAAGAAGTTCAAAGAAGCTTGCCGCGCTGCGGATGTAGATGCGGGTATTCATATGCACTCGCTTAGGCATTCAGCCGCAACAAGGATGGCACAAAGCGGAGCACCGATAATTGCAGTAAAAGAAATACTTGGGCACAGCAGCATTAACACAACAATGATCTATGCACACACTGATCTTGAAGCAATGCGAGCAGCGGTGAACCTGCTTAAGTAATGTTCAATGTTAAATGTTCAATGAAATACAATTAATTATTAAGAATTAAGATAAAAGAATAGGAGATAGTACAAATGGGTAGCTTGAATAAAACATATGCAAAAGCATATAATGAAAAATTTGGTTTTAATGTTTTACCAGTAAAAGATAAAAGACCAATGATTGCCTGGGTTGACTTACAATCAAAAATACAAACTAGAGAAGATCTTGAGAAAATGGATTTTGAAAGCTCAACCGGAATCGGGGTCGTGATGGGAATAAATAACATAAGGTGTTTTGATATTGATGCAATTGAGAATACTGACTTGATAAATGAATTACTTGTTGACCTAGGATTGCCTGAAAAGTATAACTGGGTAATTCAGAGCGGAAGCGGGCAAGGTTATCATATTTATTTTAAAAGTGTAATTGATGACACATCCTCTGATTTCTTAAATGAAATAGGAGGTGACAAAGCAGTTTATAAGATGAATATGAAAACAGAAGGTATCTGTCATCATCTGGAATTCCGTGCTAAAGATTGTCAGACATTATTACCACCTTCACAACACTCAAGTGGTGGTATTTACAATTTTGTGAATCCTGATCCGACCGAACCACCAGTAATTGTTGAACTGGAAAAAATTATTAGATGTTTACAAAAGCATTGTATAACAGAAAAAAGATCATCGAAAGAAGAAAGTTGTGAAAAACCCGCAACTGTTTTTAAGGAAAAAAGGTATTTTGATGAAGATACACTACTAAGTGCAGTTACACATATTGGTGAGAAATTGCCAAAAGGTTCTTATGATGAGTGGGTTAAGTGCGGTTTTGCGTGTGCATCCCTTGGAGAAATTGGTTATGCATACTTTGAGATGATGAGTTCAGCTAATCCGAACTATACCGATACTGATGTTGAGATTAGAAATAAATTTGATGAGTTACTAAAGGATTATGACGGCAGGATTACGTTGGGCACACTTTACAGAATAGCTGAGATATATGGCTGGCGTAAACCTTTTTTGAAGTTCTGGGAACTGGATGAGAAGGGAAGGGTCAGAATTGTTCGAACGAAGTTCAAGAAATTTCTTGAACGTGAAGGTTTCTTTAAAATCAAAAAAGATAAACAATACCTGTTTGTTAGAAGCGAGCAAAATATTGTAGAAGAATTTGATCCAATATTTGTAAAAGATTATGTTTTGAATCATCTTCATAACATTGCAATCGAAGAATTTGAGGGTACCAATAGAGCTGAAGTAATTGACGCGCTTATTAAAGGTGCAGGGCAATATTTTGTGACTACATTCTTTGAATTTTTAATTACAAAGGAAATTGAATTTCAGAGAGACAGCAAAGAGATTGCATTTCTCTTTTTCAAAAATGGTTTTGTTAGAGTGACCAAAGATGAGGCGATTATTTATGAATATCGCCAATTAGATAAATATATCTGGAAGCGACAAATAATAGATGGAGAATTTAATCCCAGCACTGCCCATACAGATTTTGAAGACTTCCAATTTAATATTTGCAGCAAGGACCCAGAAAGATTTAGAGCATTAAAGACGGCTATGGGTTATCTGGCACACAATTATAAAGACCCAAATCAAGCTAAAGCAATTATATTTATTGACGAAAAGCTAAGTGAGGGTGCTTTTGGTAGAAGCGGAAAAGGATTGGTGATTAAAGGGATCGGTAAAATACGCTCGATTGTTACGGAAGATGGAAGAAATTTTGATGTTGGAAAAAATTTTGCTTTTCAAAGAGTAAGTGCTGATACAAATATTATCTCTATTGAAGATATGAAGGAAAGATTTCCATTTGATAAATTGTTTTCCATCCTGACTGAGGGAATTACGATTGAGAAAAAAAATAAGGATGAAATGTATATACCATTCGCTGAATCACCTAAAGTTGTAATATCGACTAACTATTCAATTAAGGGAGTTGATGATTCAACAGTTGACAGACAATTTTTAATTGAATTTTCAGATCATTACAATAAGCAAAATAGACCGATTGATGAGTTTGGAAAACTGTTTTTTGAGGGTTGGACTAAAGAAGAATGGAATGCTTTTTATAATTATATGATTAAGTGTTTGCAATTGTACCTTGCTAATGGATTAATGGCTTACAAGTATGCAAATCTTGAGCGAAAAAGATTGATTGATGAAACCTGCAATGAATTTGCAGAATTTAGCGAAACATTGGTCTTTAATTTTCCTTACAACAAAAAAGATTTGTTTGAGCAATTTATTGCTGAATATCCAGAGCTTGAAAAACTTAATCAGGCTAAATTTACACGTTGGCTGAAAATATTTGCACGCATTAAAGCTGTGGAAGTTGTTGAAAGTAAGTCGGGTGCAACCAGAATGATTGAATTGAAGGGGCTTAAAGAGGCGGCTTAAGGAACCCTCACCTTTGTCCTCTCCCTTTTGCTAAGGGAGAGGAAATTATCTTGGACGCGTGGACGTAAAAAATGCAAAAAATAAATAGTAATTTAATTGTGTTCAAAATGTGTCCTTGCGTCCAATTATTTTAGGAATATCGATGATAGAAGTTAAATCAAAAGACGATGAGATCGCTTTACTTTCATATAGTGAAGCTGCAAAGAGAATGAGGATTGGAAGAAATACCCTAAGAGCATTTATTGATAATGGACACTTAGGCATAATAAGAGTTGGGAATAGGTTTAAAATTCCTGTTCGCGAGATTTTAAAATTTATTGATGAGAATACAGTAAGAATAGAACAGCCAACATTACCTATTCAAAATCCAAACACTTACAGCACTATAAAATCAACTGACGAAATATTTTATGATGTATTTGAAGAGGTTATAGGGAAAGTGCATCCGGGGAGATTGAGGCAACGGAGGAAGGCTGAGGAGGAGAATTGA